AGTCATACCGAAAGGATCGCCTTCATCTTCAAAGTTTTTCTTGGCAGAAGTAAACATCTTGCCTAAACCTGCCTTACGCTTGCCGAAATTGCTACTTCTTTTACTTGACTTCACTTTCGCCATTAGATGGCTCCTTTCTTGAAAAATGTTAACAACAATCATTGTCTTCCATGCTGATTAATCTACCAGCATATCGCACACTTTCACCAAACACTGTTCTGAATTCTTTTGGATATAATTCCTGAAGAAGTATAGCACACAAAAGACCAGCATTTTCGTTAATGGTCCAACCTTTTTTGTTACGAAGATAATTCGCCACCAATCTCGGAGCAATCCATTTCTCTTTTGACTTTTTAGCTAATTTCTTAGCAATTCGTCCAAATTCTTCAAGATCAATATCGCCAGAACCGATTGAAGAAAAAACAGAAGCAATTTCCCGCTTCAACAAATACAAAAAACTTTTATTTCTTTCGGCTCTATCTACTTTTTTCGGCATTCAAATTTACCTCCTTTTGATTTTAAGTTTTTTCCTTTTAGACTTCTTTTTCTTTTTCGGTACCATTTCATCTATGGTAGTGTAAGTTTGTTCATTGGCGAACGCTTTCAATAAATTCTGGTATGCTTGTTTAGGCGATCTACCCATGTCAATTTCTACGATTGACTCACCATCTGGTGTTTGAAAAAATGTATCAATTCGATGACCTGCACCAATCTCTTCATCTCCTTCAATAATTAAAACGCGTTTCTTGTCCATGTAAGTGTATGCTGCCCAAAGATCAATTCTTCCATTCAGCACTTCTTCCGCTTGTGAAGTTAAAAATGTCACAAGCTTTTCAATTTTGCCGCCACCACGTTTTTTGACTTCTGCCCACTTTGAATGACAATTAAATCGTGGTGCAATTCCTTTTTCGTTTAAAGCAAGTAAACGAAGCATCGCTTGCTCAAATTCATTCCGAATAAAGTTCCAGCTTTGGCCATAGTCGTTTTCGTCGTGAGGATGAACAATCGCCAGTTTTTCACATGACCATTTAAAGCAAAGATGATAGGCAATATCAGTACCATCAACAATAACAGTTTCGACATCTTCTTTGCCTGTTTCAAGCAAGTCAATATATGCCAGAAAATGTGGCCATGATTTCACATGCCTTTGTCGAATTGCCATAGCTTTTTGGAGCGGATCAAACATCAGAAAAAAGGCTTTTTTCTCTTGTGCCCACAATGTTGTCTTGCCTATCTTCTTTTCACCGTGAAGCAAAATACTGTAATCACGAAGACTTTGACTTATTCGAGATACCTTTGTTGGAATTGAAACTTTGATTGGTGTTTTCTTTTTCCGTTTCGTTATTTTCGTGCCTGCCTTTGTGCTGCTTATTTTTATCTTTGCCATTAGACTGTCTCCTTTCAAAAGGTGCCAACATTAGGATGGCAAGCATGCGACATATTTCTCGTAGTAGCTGCCACCCTGTTGCTGGCATTAAATGTTATCAGCGAGTTCATTATAAACCATTTTTCTTCGGAAGAAGTTTCTTTTTGCATCATGCACAATTAAATGATACAATTCACACCTGCCGTATTTCGAAGTCAAAGAATCCGGGTTCATATAAGTTCTACATCCTCCCATCGACCATTCTCGAATTTCCATGAGAACTGGATTTAGAAAAGTCCGTTGCCATTCTTCAACTTCTGACCAGTCGATTGCCATTTCGATTCTTTTGAAATAATGATCTTGTCGTTTCGGATGATTGACGTCTTTTTCAACACGACCAAGAAGTTGTTTAAGTGTTTCACTTTTACCCTGTCGTAATCCCGGACGACGGACAATGTTATACAATACACCTTTCGGTTTCTTTTTATACTTGAGATAGATCGCAAGAAGATAAAGCATGCATTGAATATCAAGAGGAAGAAGTTCCATGATTTCATCTTCTTTAATTATCGACAAGCACTTGGTTTCAAGAAGCCACAAGTCGCCATTTTTATCCATGAAGACTCCGTCGAATTTGCCTCGTAGAAATACACTAAGAAAACCGCTGTCGAATTTATAAGGCTCTTTCCAAATTTCTTCGAATGACATCCACTTCTTTATATGAACAACGTTGCATCCCATTTTGTATTTCTTTTCTCTGGGATAATCACCATTCCAACGTTTCAGATATGCAGGCAAAACTTTTTCACAAAGACCAAGAACATAATCCATTTGTTCAGCTTTCTTGCCTGTAACTTTAGGGTTCTGTCCCTGCCAAAGTGTATAATATAAATCAAGAGCATGTCGAATTGATAAATCACCCGGTGGCTTCTTAAATTGACTATTCAATGCCCAAGGAATTAGCCAGTGAAAACAGGAACCGAATTCTCGAAAAATTGGATCGTCTTTTGCTGTCCAGAGTTCTCTATATCTGAGATGGGTTTGTTCACGGCAATTAATATAAGAATGGATGAAGCCTTGGCTGACACCATCTCTATCGAAATCCCAGCCTTTTTGTTTGACTTTTTTCTGTTTATGTTTGGCTTTCATTGTTCGACTCCCATTATCTTCATGTATGCAGCTGTCATTTTGTACAACAAAGTAAGAGACCATTGTACGCGGAAGGTTGTCCCTTTCGGAATGAATCTTTTAGGCCATCTTCCTTTGTTTTGTAATTCGGCGTATGCTTTTAAATGCTCTTTGTTTTCAATGTCAAAAAATTCTATTATATCCATTTCAGCGTTTGAACCTTTCCCTAATCAGCATAATAATATTATCTACATGACAAGGTAGTGGAAAACAAACACATCCAAGTCTTTTTCCTTTAAGCTCATGTAAATGTTCAATCACCCATTTGTTACTTAATCCTCTTATTATGATTTCTTTTTTATTTTCAATCCATTCCTTCAACCATTTCATATGCTTCGCAACGACTTGTTTTCGCGTTCCATCTTCTCCTATCCGATAAGGATTACCCCACTTGCTTCGTCTTGTCATGTCGACATCATAATCTTCATAAAGGATGTTGATAACCATTGTTCTTCCAATTATAGCCATTAAAATAATCCTCGCACATGAAGGCCAATGCCAATCGCATCATACATATGGCTCTCTGGTTCTAAATATTCAAGTCTTGATGCAGGTAAAATTTTGTTGATTCTCTTGATAACAATATTTTTCGGCAATTGACCTTTCCATTTGTTAACAGCGACAGGAAGAAATTCACAACCAAAAGCATCAGCCATCAAAGCAATCTGTCCACACCCGAAAGCCAACTTGACAACACTTCCGCTACCAGCAGCAGCACGTCCGCCAGCTGAGTCGAAAAATGCTGGCCATTCACATGCAATGATTTTAGGCTTCAATTTAGAAACAATATTATTGCCAAGTTGATGAATTGTACTATGTGTTTCCAGAAAAAAATCTTTGAAGCGTTTATGTGGTTTAATGATTCCACATTTAGATGGATACTTCTTCCCTGCAGACCAATAAGCCCAGCCTAATGACAATCCCGGATCAATAGCCAGCAATGATGAATTAGCCATGTGCTTTGATGATAAGAGCAATTTTTTCTGGTTTGCCGAGTTTTTCATATGCTTTGTTAGTGATATACAAAGTCTTTATAACTTTGAAATCTTCATCTGGATTATCAAATCGAACAACACTTTTACATTCTTTTGTTTTTGTCAAAACTTCTGTCACTGCATCAGCCATTTTAGTTTTCTCCTTATTCTTTTTTTGAAATTTTCAATAATCTTACTTGTAAAGAGTTTTGCATTCATGCCCTTTTGCTGAAGAGCAGAATGAACATCTTCATCAATTGTATTTTTTGTAAGTATATCAATTATCAGTACAGGTTCTTTTTTCTTGGGATGGATTATCCTATCTTCAGATTGTCTTCGTTCTTCATATTCGAAACCGTTGCTGTGATAAATTTCTGTTGAAGCACACGAATAATCAAGTCCAAATTTGCCACATTTCAGTTGAACAAGCAAACATTGAATGTTGCCTTTACGAAATCGTTTTGTTGTTCTTTGACGTTCGGTCGGATTGACTGCTCCTGTAATGAAGTCATTAGTGATATTTTTTGTATTTAACCAATGATGTAAAAATAATATTTCATTTGTAAATCTGAACCAAATTACACATTGTTCATTGGCTAAATCGTTTTGCAACAATGTACTGACTTCTTTTGCTTTGTGTGGAGAACAATATTCTTCCTCTTCTGGTTGTCCGCCAGCCAATCTCGCAAGCCAAACTTTGTTGACAATAATCCATTTTGTTTCTTTATCGCCAAGACAAAAATCCTTTTCAATATTATCATATACTTTTCGTACGTGTGAAGGCAACTCAACGTATCTTTTTTCATAGACTTTTGGTGGACCAACCCCTGCCTGTTTACGAGTCAGAGAATATGCATCTTTAGAAACGGCTTGTTTGATTTTTGAAATCGTTCCTTTGCGTGGTTGCCAATTCCATTCAATTCCTTGTTGATAAAAATATTTATGACGAAACTTCCAAAAATTTCGACATCCTAAAAAGTTGCTGTAAACAAAAGCCATCTGTTCGAAATAATTCATTGAACTTTCTGGATTAGGGAGGCCAGTTAGAATACATCGATATTGAATTTCATTGAAATACTTACGACACATTTTGGTTCTAAGTGCTTTTGGATTTCGAATGAACGTTGATTCATCAAGAATAATACAATCCCAGCGATAATCAAAAATAGGTGATGGTTTGCGTTTTCGATTGAGAGCTTCATAATTTGTAATAAACCAATTGACGTCGTCATCTTCAAGCATTTGGTTTTTAGTTTTCCAAGTCCCTGTAAGTAACACAGAAGAATGTTGTTCAAGAAAAAGTTCTTCTTGCCATACAGGACACACTGCTAAAGGACATACAACAAGAATCCTACCGAACAATTGCGAAGCCCAACGTATGGCTACTAAAGTTTTTCCTAACCGCATCTCCATAAAAAGAACGAGACGAGATTTATCATTCGCCCATGCCAATGCTTTTTTTTGATAACCATATAGCTTTCTTTTGTTCATTCTTAATCCTTTAATTTTATGGACTTAACCATCTTAATCTATTTTAGCCCACACAGCAAATAAATTTTTCTAAATTCCCACTTGGAATTTCTTAACTTGGTCATAAACCTGGATTTGTGGCCGTTAAATTCCTGTTGAAATCTTAAAAACACTATGCTTGAATTCCGAAATCACTTAATGATTTGAGATTCGAATTCATTCTGAAATCTTGATTATTCGACAGAAAACACTATGCTTGAATTCCGAAATCACTTAATGATTTGAGATT